GTACTCTTATACCTTTTCATATTAATATCCTGTAGATGTGCTAGAATCTGTTTTTGATCTAAATGCTTTGGCAGCTGTTGTAGGTACTTCATCGTGGATCACAGTAAAGTTTAAACTCATATTCAATCCACGTGGTACTATATATCGCTGCTTTGTACCTGTTATATTAGGTATCTGAGCGCTGTACCTTACATCTAGTGTATTACTTGGATAATCTTTATCAGGATCATTTATCTCCCATGCTAACTCTTCAATCGGTGCAACTGTTAGCCCAGTTAATATTACTTGCTCTCGTAAGTAATCACCTATAGTTAATCTAGTTATAGGTGCTGACATTCGTGTAGGTTGAAATAAATCATCTGGTGATGGTCGAGTTAATTCGTACAATTTATTTACACGTTGATACATATTTTTTATTTGTGTATGACTCGCTACATATACCTTTAAATCAAATGATATAGTTCTCTCTACACCACCATAAGAATACACTTGATCAGGGCGACCTGCATAACTTGTACCTGTCCATGATGGTGAAGAATTATCTGTTAATCCACCTATAGCTCCGCGGAATTGATATTCACCTATCCTGACTGGTATTAAGTCAACAAAATCACCTAATCCAGGCTCATCATCAGCATTGATAGGGAAGGATTTTTCATCATCATATCGTAGCCCATACTTACTCTCTAAACTATTATTAACACGCGTTGTATTTGTTATTCTATCAAGATCAGCGTATGTAGCTCCTCCGCGTGTAACTCTATTAACAACTTCCGTTGCTACTCTACCTAAATCCATAGATCCTATAATAGGTGCTACAGCATCTTGCGCTAAATGCGGCGCTATACCACCTTTAGGTCTAAACTTATTATCACGGATATTTACAGCATTTAGTATAGCTGATTTAGCTGTGTAGTCACGGCCAGGGCCTTGACCCCAATCCTCTCTAATCATCTCACCTTGAGTTTTTAATTCAGTTTTAGGTACTCCTGTTATCCGCTTGTAAAGATCTACTACTGCTGTTTTTAATTTTAAAGCCATATATTACCCCATCCCTACTGGTACTCGCTCTAAATCCATTACCTCTGCTAACTGCGTACCTGATACATTTAATACTCTTTGTTGTGATAATAAGTTTATCATCTTATCTAACTTCTCTCCTATCGCAGAGCTCCCTCCTCCACCACCTAGATTAGTACCTGCTATAATAGAATCATCTTTATTTAATTGGATAGATCCTTTTGGACCGGATACTAGCATACCACCGTCAGATCCAATAACACCATCATTCATTTGAGGTGGTTTAGCAGAGCTAAATGCTCCGGTCATTGCAGCTACTCCAGTTGCGATCCCTGCTCCAATAGCTAATGCACCTACACCTAATGTAAGTGCAGACATTGCTGTTACCTCAGCTATCGCTTTTACAGTAGCAATACCTGCTAACGCTGCTTGTACTACTTGAATACCAAGCATGATACCTTTTAACTTATTTTGATCAGCTAATTGAGAAGCAACAGATTCTTTTATATTTTTCTCTGCATTCTCCATCATCTCTGCAGCTGTTGTAGCGTGCTCTCGACTTAATAGCTGCTCTGCTAACTGTGTATTACCTTCAGCATATGCTTGATTAGCTGCTTCTGTGTTACTTAGATTATTAGCTGCATTATCAGCTATCGAGTTAGCTATCTGTAATTGATCTGCTCGCAACCCTGTAGCTTGTTGTAGTGACTGTATCTCTAATATATTAAGATCTGATATATCGCCTACTTGCTTACGAACTTCATCTAAAGCTCCAGCCATATCATTCTCTAACACTAACGCTCTAGCTCTATCAAAGTTAGCTTGTCTACCAGTTAGTACGTTAAACTTCATTTGAGATTCGATTGAGCTTTCAACATCTAGTAAATTAGTTGCAAGTCCTAATGCATCATTCAACTCAAACCCCATCTTCCGTGTTTCGATAGCTGTACGAATCATATTCTTAAGACTCATACCTGTTGCATTTGAAAAATCTCTACCTGAATTAGATATATCTTTCATTACTTTACCGAACTTAACTCCACTAGCATCAGCAAGATTCTTACCTAAAGCTAGAGTTGCGTTAGCTGTCTCTGATGATGAGCCATCTATAAGTTGCATAAGACCAGATAATTTAGCAGCCTCTCCGCGTGATATATTTAGTTTATTAGCTGTTATAGATAGAGTTTTTGCTTGATTTGCTGAGTAACCATTACTGGTTCTAAATAAGTCATCCATCTCATTCATTGATTCAAGTATCTCTTCACGAGTTGTATCAACAATTAGTCCAAATTTTAACTCTTTAGCAATTTCTTTATTTATTTGTTTAGCTTGATTTAGCGTAACTGCCATTGTGTTAGCTGTATCTCTCTGCGTTTTAGAGATGAAGCTAACAGCTGATTTCATTTTTTCTGTAACAGTTAATAATCCACCACCAGATAGTAATTGATTATTTAGCGATTTCTCTTGCTTAGCTTCCTCTTTACTGATACTCTCTTCAATTTCTAGTATCTTTTTCTGAGTGCGAGACATTTTAACATAAGCATTTTCAAGAGTTTTAGCTTTTTTAGTAATATCCTCTTGCTCTTTACCTTGCTTGATATAGAGGTCTAAAATAGCTTCATGCTTTTTTACTAGCTGCTCTGTCCTAGCCTCTTGCGCTTTTAACGCGTTTAAATTTGCTTGTCCGTCTTGCTTAGCCATAATCTACTAGTCTTGCTCCAACTCTCTATTCAACTGTTCTAACTCAGTTGTTATATCTTTAATACGTTGTTGGATTTTAGGATCACGTAATGCTCTTTTCTTTGCAATAGATGATATACCTTTTTTAGCAAAGAATAGCCCTAGCATTGCAGTTACGATTTTTTGTAAATTCATAATACTCCCTTTCTCAGTTATATATTATAAATATCAGAAACCTATCTTTTACGAGTCTTTCTTTGCACTTCTTTCTTTTGTTCTTCCATATGCTCTCTACGCTCTTTAAGAGTATCGTTAAGGCATTTAATATGAAACCTACGTAGCCATACAGGCATATTATATACATCAGAGAAAGAGAATCCACCTCCACCATTGTAAACAAGGTAGAATATCTCTTTATGTATTATGGGCTTGTAATCAAACCCTAGGCCAAAAAAAGTCGAGTCCGATGGGTAATGTAACTCTACTATCAAAATTATATTCTGTGTTAGTTACATGTACGGTTAAATCTATATCTGGGTTAATTGATCCGATGTAATTACGGAGTTGTAATGAATCTCTTGCGATCAATTGATTATCAATAAAATTATGAATAAATGATGTGTCTGTATTATCATCAATAGATATAATTTGGTGTTTTAACCGTGTAGTTATACCTCTTGAGTGACCGCGGAGTGATTGTTGCTCTAATTGTGTAGCTATACTTACTTCTTCATCACCTGTTAATAATTTAAATTTTACTTGTTGATTACCTACTGGAAGTGTATAGTTAAATTCATTTATATTATTATATAGTGATTCATCTATAACTTCATTACCTACTTCAGTTAAATCAACTGTATGCGGAAATGAATTTGATGTCCCTGGGATATTAACATTAATCTCATATTCAGGTCCATATCCTAACACGCGTGCAGCGATCATAATAGCGTTTTTATCACCTAATATAAGTTCAGAGTACTTTATAGCTTGACCATCTCCATTACCTACGATTAGCGCTTGAAAGAGTTTGTCTAATGCTTTACCTTGCTTAATTAAAGTTGGGTTAGTTAGTATATCTTCCTCTCTAGCCGTCATATACTTCATCTCAACTTTACCTGTTGATAACGGATTATCTTTAGGATAAACTAAACCTCGACTTGGTAAATCTACTATTTCTGTTGGAAAATCGAAATTACCAGCAGCTGCTGTCCTTGCAATTGCTTGCTCTTTTATATCTTTATTCGTTAAATCACCTGGATAATCTGTATCTATAACTTGACCTGACATTGTATAACTCCTTTATTGTAAATTATTGTATATATAAATATATAAACATAAAAAAAGTCCTGATTTCTCAGGACCTTTTTGTATATATTTAGTATATTAGAATTCTAATATTGCGTAATCATATTTTAGAGTAACATTAATTTCCAGTGGTTGATCATTTGACCAATCTAACTCACCCATATCTGTCGATATCGGGAAAGCGCCTTTAATAACCCAACGCTCTCTAATATCACCTTGCGGTCCAAGTACCTCGAAAGTAATATCTTCTTTGTAGAAATCTGGGTAGCCAGCTGCACCAGTAGCAGATTCATAGCCTTTACGAACCCACTCCATTACATGTTGAGCTCCAGATGGTACGATTGGGTCCCATAACGCCATAGTTATATCATTCCAATCTGCTTTACCTTGTAGCTTACGTTTTGTATTAATATGATCAATTACAACTTCACCGAATGTTACTCCGGGACGTGTCACCTTCTTACAGATGAATGATGGTATATCGCCAACTGACATAATGAATCGATTCGACACTTTAGGTGTGAATGAGTTAAACATCAATTGCTGTGCGCTAATAGTCTCTGCCATTATACTGTTCTCCTATTTATAATAAATATCTTATTCACCGAAAGTTGCACCGGTTGGCATAACATTAAAGTCAACTACAATAAATTCTGCAGCTTTTGCTGGTTGAATATAAATATCACCCTTCATGATATTTCTATCAATGATATCAGGGGTATTATTAGTACCATCCATTACGACTTTAAATGCAAATAATCCATTATTCTGCTGTACTCTCTCCATGTACGGAACTACAGTTGATAAGAATCGATTACGAGTTTCATTTGTATTATTTTCAAATACTAAATATCTACTTGTAGATGCAATAAATTTCTTAAGGTTAATTAATAATCTGCGTACGTTTACTCTATCTAACGCAGAAGGTTTCTTTTGTAGTGTCTTTTGACCCCATACACATACACCTTGGCCAGGGAATGTAGCTAATGGATTTACACGTCCAGCGTATAATGTATCTCTATTTGTATGTGTTAATTTTCGCTCTGCTCTAACTGCTGCATCGATCCCACCTCTATTTAGACCTGCAGGCGCATACCATTCATGAGAAACTCTATCATTAAATGCAAGTACTCCTGGTAGAACTGTACCAGCTGGTACCCATGCTAGTTTACCTAATTGATTATCTGGTACTTGTACCCAAGGCCAGTACATAGCTGCATAACTTGAGTTATAATCACTAGCTTCATCTGTAACAGTTGTTATTGATGCTCCGTATCCTGCAGGATCAACAATTGTAAATGCATCGCCTCTAGCTTCACATACCTTAATTGCTTTATCTACAATAGCTGAGTGCTGGTTTTGATTAGCACCTGGTGTGAGTATCATATTAATATCATACTCATCTTGATTCTGAAGTAGTTGAAGTGCTTGTAAGTATGATGCACCACCTGCTGTGTTAGTACCATCAGATAGATTAAATCCTTGTGCGTTAGTAGATGTTATACTATCGTAGAATTTAGCTGCACCTGCTGCTCTTGTTCCATCAGCACCACCTTCAAAGGATCCTGACCCTACTACAGGTAGACTAGCTGAAGCTGCAGCTACTCGTACATCACCGTTTTCATCTAAATAATCAATAGTATTTTGTAATACCTCTACACGAACGTAGCGAGATTTGTTTGAAAATGAACCAGATAGTTGTAGATATGGATCACTTGTTGTACCACGGACTTCAAACTTCTGATCACCGATTACTTTAGCGATATAATTTGTTGAGTTAGGGTCTAGTGATAAGTTACTCCAAGACTCTAATACAGTCTTAGCAACGCTAGTATCATCACCACGTCTAATTATTAAATTAAATGTACCAGTATTATTATCTTTACTAGTAACTTCCCATCGTATATTATCTTTTGTACCATCAGGTAGTAAGTTGTTTGTAGTTTCAGTACTAAAACTATTTAAATTAGCACCATCTGATAATGTTCTCAATTTAAATGCAGTGCCGTCTTCTGTAGCTGCTTCAGAACCTGTTGCAACACTACTAGATGCATGGCTAAACCCGCTACCTGCAATTCGTACCACTGTCAATGGTCCACCGTTTTGTAAGTATTGCTCTGCTGTATGTGATGTTAAATACTGGTAATAACTACTACCGCTTTTGAATGTATTTCCAAATTTTTCAACATATTCTGCATATGATGTAACTTGAGTAGGGATACCTACTGGTCCTTTAACTGTTGGACCAACAATTGCTGCACCAATCTCACCAACACCTTGTGGTAAGAATGATAAGTCATTTTCACGTGTAAATACACCAGGACTTATAATTTTTTCAGCCATGTAATTTCTCCTAATATTGCAATATGAGTAATTTTATTCTTATATAAATATATAACAGAAAGTGCAAACTGATGTTATTTACTTAAATTATCTGTAGTATGTTCACCAAATGATATCTGTGATGGGCTGAATGTTTTTGCACTTCCTTGCTGAGCTTGCTTTTGTATAGTGTTAGGTATCATATGACCATTCAATGTGATCGTGAAATCTGATTTTACAGCTCTATCATTACCTGATACAAGCTCTGTAGCTGTTGTAAACTCATCTATTCTAGCTTTTACTAAATACTTGTTATCATCGCCCCAATATGAACCTTCAGAATAGCTTAAAGCTTCTATTAATTTATTCATTTGAGATATATACTCTGTCCATACAACGCATTCATATGTAACGATTACTTGATCAGGTACAACAACGCGCTGGAACTCTCTCGACTTTTTTCTACCTTGTAGTATATCAAACTTATCATAGCGACTTTCTATCGAATATTGATTCTCAATAAAATGATATAGTGGATTATTTACATCGACTTTCATACCTAAATCGCGATTTTTAGTTATATTAGTACGTCTATACATTATTAATGGTAGCTGTATCTTACCCTTTCCATCTCTATAGAAAGTAGACTTTTGAACATTTTTCCATCGTTCAGGTGATCCGTATATTACAGGTACCGTTTGTTGTACATTATTATTATCAGCTATCTGTAATCGCGCTACATTCTCACAGTAATATTTAATTGCTTCATCTAAATCTATTAATCCAGATGATACATCTTTATTAGTATCTGTATCACGTCTTACTTCCTGCTCTCGCTGTACTCTACTTCTATGTGGTTTATCTGCCATTATATTATCTCGTTAGATCTTGGACCTTGTATATCTTCGATTGATATTTTTGATCGTCTAGTTAAGTGAGCAGCTGCTATAATTGATATACTAGCTCCATTAGTTAAGTTACTATCTTCTGGACGTCTCCCACCCCAGTATTGATTCTCTATTGCACTATCTACTTCCCAATATGCATTATCATGTTCAATGATATCACCTACTTCAATCGCTATATTAGCTCTATCAACCAACATATCTTTTAAGAATGCAAACGTAGCAGTTTGATTAACATCTATACCGAATTCAGAATCTTCCCACTCTTGATCCTCTTTAGTTACTAAGCACGGTATACTTATAGGAGTTCTATACATTTTTTCAGCTGCACCTTCTCCATATAAGTTCTCCTGCGTCGTATTAAGGTCATACTTATACACGTTTACAAGTTGCTCGATAATATCACCAACTAACTCGTAATTTACTTTATTAATAAAAGCTGCGTCTTTTGCTGAGTGAAATAATGCCATATTATCCTATATAAATGTTAAGTGGTACCTTGTTTATTGTATCTTGCTGGAATTGTGCTTCTTCGCTATTACGTTCCATCATATTCCGTCTAGAAGATTGCTCTAAATCCTCTCTCAACTGCTCTATAAGAACGTCCTTTTCTGCAGCTCCTTCTGATCGTAGTGTATCACCATCTAAAGATGTTTCACCACCAGGCGTCGGTATAGAAGGATATTTACCTCTAACAATTCCTAATAACTCTTTAGTTAACGCTAATGTGTACTTTCTAATCCATTGCTTGCCAGGATCATTTATATCACCGTATTTAGTGTTAGTGTATTGCATGTTAGAGTAATCAGATACTGTTGAAGTATTACCTATCAGTAGATTATTCCTATCCTCCGTCTTTAAATATTGAAGCCATAGTTTAGAGTCTGCAGTAGGTTTAGGGAATATTGTCAATTGATTATTTATTAATTCAAAGCTATATGCTGATTTACGTACCATATCATTAAATTCTATAGCTTGTACTCTAAGCATATCATCATACATAGGCATCATTAAGTAGTTTATTGCTGGAGAGTAGCTTCCCCATCCCATACCTGCTAACATTTGTTGCGATCCTACTCCTGAACCAACATGTGGATCAAAGAATCGAGTCATAGCAGGTGATGCTTCATAAAATACTCTACGCACTTCAATATCTTTACCAGCTGCAGAATTAATACCTATTAACGTATCTAGATCATATGTCTGTTGACCATTCTTAAGGTCAATCGATGCTGAGTGAAAGCTTACATCACCTCCTACACCTGCTTCTGTACCATACTGTTTACTGAGTGCAACTATTCGCCCTAAATTAGGAGTGATATTCTTATGTGAAAAATCAGATCCTGTACTTGAACCTTTCGCTAATAGTAAGTTTTCACGTATATTGAATCGATTAACCTGAGCTGTATACTCTAGTGTTGCTTCCTCGAAACACGCCCAGAATTGCACTCCTTGTAATTCGATATCAACAATAGGGTATCCTAACCGTCTTGCACACCATAAAGTTGAGCTATTACAATCATTCCTAAAAGTCACTTCACTACTATATGTACCTATAGGTACCTCTTGATATGCTCCCGCAAATTGCTCTGTTCCATCAAAATATGACGATGTTGCCATGTTGTCTCCTAAATAGTTATATATTATAAATATACGGAATACTACTTTGCATGTAAGTATTCTTAACCATTATTAAACGTCATACTACCAGACAGTATTAAATTAGCAAAATTACCTTGAATATCTGCTCGATTAGTTTGCGAATACGGCCAGTGTACTATTGCATTTGGAGTATTATATACTGCGTGAGAGTCATATTGATCAGTATACCCATATAAATATCTTCTAAGTTTTGCGTTATATATTGGTTCATAATAAGATAAGCTTGTACCAGCTATGGAAACTCTTTTTTCATAATCACTCATTTCAAAAAATATATCGCGAGTAAACTTTGATACACCGAATATGTTTTGACTTATACCGAATAAGAATTTATCAAAATCATTAATAGTATTTATCTCTGTATCTGTTTTAGCTTCATAAATCGATCTATCTTTCAATTGATTTACATATGCACTACTCGCTAATACTTGCTGTAACTCTAATTGTGATAAGTGAGGGTTTAAATCTAACCATAGAGCTGCTACACCAGCTGTTAACGGGCATGAAAATGACGTTCCGTTAACATGCTTATATGGATGTATAGATCCATCAGGTGCAGCATATGTTATTGCAGAGGTGTTTGAGTGCATTATACATTCTCGTAAAGCTATATTTACTGATGCTGTAGGTGAGCTTCCAGTCATCCAACCTAACTGAGGTATTAGTTCGCCTTCCGAGGTTCGCATATTATCAAAAGAGCAACTTGCTAGAGCAAATGGGAGTTTAGAATATACGCTACTTGAATCAAAATAATCTAGTAATGTAACTTGTCTAGTAGCAAATCCATGATCATTATCTCTATAATCAGAAGTCCTAAGAGCTCTTACCGAAGGATTTCTCACTCCTGCTACCATTACTTGCTCTCCAGGAGCACTCACATTACACCTACCACCTCTACTAGTAAAATTTGCTAGACAATCAGATGGTTCAAGATCTCTCGATGAGGCTGATACATAGAAAGATTTGTATTCCGTGTTTAGACTTGAAGTTAAATGTGTTGGTGGGAAGTGATATGATCCACTAATATCATGCATTTGGAATCTATCTCTTTGCGGATATAGTGTTGTAGCGGAACTTACATTAGCTCGCGGATCACAATCCATCTCAGTAGGGTATCCAGATAGTTTTAGTGGAGAGTATTGTCTAGTACTTACACGCAAGTTCCTACCTATAGAAGGTGATTCCTTAAGCAATATGAGTGTATGTGTAAGTGTATCTTCCCCTGTATCCTGCACACTCTGCGATAGTGTATGTAGCATGTAATCTGTTATAGGCTCATCCTCAAACATAAAATTTACAAACGGACTTATTGCAGGGTTTTTAAGTTCATTATATAGCCCTATCCCAGTTGTATCTTCATTAAATATGTATTTGAGATTACCTATCACGTTCGGTGTAACGCCTTGAGCACCGACAGCTGTATTAAGACTACCGCTAAAATATGTTGGAGTAAAAGGAAATTCAAAATCAACATCAATAAAGTTCTCACCTAAAAGAGTCTGTAGTCTAGAAAGCGGTCTAGTAGATTGCTCTGGTATAAATCTACTAAAACCACCTACTCCCGCTATCGCTTTGAATGTAGATATATCTTCAGAGCTTGTTGCAGCTAAATGCGCGTCAGGTAACATCTCTTTAATAGCTACTATTGGAGATCCACTTATAATATTTTCATTTTTATCATATGGTTCTAGTAACAATCCGATAAAATTATAACTTTCACTTAGTGATGTAAGAGTATGAGTATTCGTAATAAATCCTGAATTTTCGATTGCAGCTTTATAAGTAAAATGGAGGTTTGATAAAATAGGGTGTTCAGATCTCCCTTGACCAAGTGTAGGATGATCAGAGCTATATCCTAAATCATAATCTATATTATATGCACCATTATAATGATAATCTGTTAATTTAGGATCTGTCTGTTCCAATTTCTGTAGGTCTTCAAATATAAAATCAGTACTATCTAATTGAGCTATATCAGTACCATTCGTATTATTAAGTTTAGGTAAGTTATTGGTAATGAATGATCCAGTGATAAATTCACCGTTAGACGGGAAAGCAGGATCAGATTTTATAATATCTAAATCACAACTATATGTTCCATTAGAACTAGTAATATATAGATATTTGAATGCATTATTAGGATCATAATATACAGTTGATGTGTTTTGGATACTCCGTATTAACTCAAATCCATTTTGTATATATGTAGTAGCTCGATCATCGTAATCTGGTGATGTGTATATATTATTCAAAACGTGTTCTAACCTCAAACTATCATACGGTGGTAAACTTAAATCTACATTAGTAACAATTCTTTGCCGTTGATCTGTAAGTTTTATAGATTGCGTGGTTGGACCTACAGGTACAAATGGATGATGGACATTAAACACACCAGACTCGTTAGGTACAGTTTGAAGATTATACCCTGTATTAGGTTCTAATGTAGTAAAGCTACTATACCCTCCTGGTATATAGAACTTACCACTACTCGGGTGTTTAATCATTTGTATATTATCAGCAAAAGATGCTGTAAATGTTTCGTTGTATGCAATGAAATCATCAATAGATATAGAAGCTGTTCCTAAATATGGCATATCCATAACCTCTATTTCACCTAGCGAATGTTCGGGTGTTTGAATGTTTGTTACATTACTCACAGCAGAACCAGTAAGTATCAAGTAAAATTCTTGCGATTCAAATACTCTAATCAGTAACCCGTTAGTATTTAAAGCAGTAGGGGGTATACCACCTTTAAGTGCACCATACTTATTCCATATAGTATCATCGTATGGTATATTAGACCATATAGGTCGAGCTCTCCAAGTATATGGCCACTCAGCTCCAATATCAATATGACTAGAAAGACTTCCGGAGTTATGTATAACTTGTTTAGTAGATATTATATTATCTGAAGAAGTGTAGTCTGTAGAGTTTAAATATTCGTAACTCTTATCACTAAAGACAGCATAAATGTTACCATTACTCGGTGTTATACCTTGCTCTGGTGTTCTGGGATATAGGTTAATTATAGAGCCTGTATCCCATTGTCTGCTAGTAGCAAATCCACCTACCCTATCTACTGCATGTGCCTTTATAGTAGCTTCTTGATGAGCGATACTATTCATTACGTAACCATCATTACCAGCTGAACGAAATGTATGTCCGTTATTTTTATAGAATTCATCATATAATGGTTTATGTCTCTGATCATCAAGGGTTTTAGGTATACTAAATATATTATAGCGCTTTTCATCTTCTTGATTACCATTCCTAAGCACTGTATAATTCATTCCATATTGCCATGTTTTTTCAATATAATCTAATAATTCATTATTCTCTTTTACTTTACTGTATAATTGCTCTGAGTATGCTAAACTACCTGAGTACCCGACATGTGCATGTCTAACTTGTGATTCATGAGCATAATCATTTGAATCTTTCAATAGCTGTATAAATTGTGCAGTTTTATCACTGATAGTTATATCTATTTCTCCACCTAATGGACCTGGAGTCGGTAGTTTCACACTTTGTGTAAATGCATTTTCTATTATAGGATCTGCGTGATGATCTTTAGTTTTCTTATGTATAGGTATGTCTGGATCACCTCCAAAGCTCATAGACATTGATTTAACAGTTGGTCGAGTTATACCTGACCGTGTTTTACACTGTGCTAATAGTGTAGCAAAATCCATATATGTCTCGCCTTTTGTAGGCCTGTAGCTTAGGTACGCTGTTGTACTTACTATATACACAGGTGAATCTTTAGCAAGACCGCATTTATCACCTACTATATTTGAAAGAGTACTAGTACCATGAGCTTGTCCACCTAAATTTAGATAATGTAGCATCCCACCTGGATATGTAGATCCATCCGGTCTTGTTAGCTCTCGAGCAAATGCATCTGCGTATATAGCTCT